CAAACGCTACATGTTGCCACATGCTCGTCACATGATCCATCAGCCAATTGGCGGTGCTCGTGGTATGCAAAGTGACATTGCTATTCAGTACCAAGAGATTACCAAGATGAAAGAAATGTTAACCAAACTGTATGTTAAACATAATACAGCAGGTAAGACATATGAGCAGTTTGAAAAAGATATGGATCGTGACACATTCATGTCAGCTGAAGAAGCACTAGCCTACGGACTCTGCGATAAGATTGTAGACAAACGTTAAACTCTGGACTAAACTATTCCATAAGTGTTAGTAAATATTAACACTTATGGGAGAAGCATTATGGATTATTTGATAACACTTTTATGTATAGGCGGTTTTATAGGATGGAGTCTATTCGGAATAACAATATTAAAATTAGTCTGCAATCGACAGGCAGAAATCGATATGATCAACAAGATTCGAGAGGATCTAAAAATTGTTAGAGAAGAAATTAATAAACTTAAATAACACTAACCGGCCTTCGGCGTTCATCCCGGTATACAAACTCTGCCGCCTATGCTATACTTTAACATAGGAGAAAATCATGGCAAATTTACAACCAGTACTTTACAAGTACACTAGCACCAAAGAATATCACGACGCCTTTCCTTGCGCTTATCGCCAATGGCGAGCTGATAGTCATTGTAATCTAATTCACGGCTATTCGTTTAGCATGAAGTTTTACTTTGGCACCAACGACTTAGATGTCCGCAACTGGGCAGCTGATTACGGTGGTTTGAAAGAACTTAAGAAGACCTTAGAAGATCAATTTGATCATACTCTTATTGTTGCACAAGATGATCCGGACATGGAAACATTCAAATTGCTACAAGAAAAGAACATGGCTAAAATTGTTGTTTTACCAGCATTAGGCTGCGAAGCTCTAAGCGATATGCTATATAAGTATGTCAACGGAGTTTATATTCCCGAGCTATGGGGTCCGGGTGAAGCCTCACGTTTGTGGTGCTATCGTGTAGAAGTTCGTGAGACACAGAGTAACATGGCTTTCCGTGAAGGTCACCGTGAATGGGATGAAGACTTATTTGTTTAAAGTCTGGAGACTATGGGCTAAGGCCCTTGGCGAAAAGACAGGCAATACTGATCGAGAAGCTGACCGTATTGCCTGTATTCGAACAGGTATTGTGTTATGTTATATCATAACAAACTGTTTTATTGTAGCAGGTGTTATAAGGCATTGGTAAAGTATGGATAAAAAAATAGAAGAACTTGCCGAAGAGGCTGGATTAAAATTAGAAAATCTGCCAGATGATGTGTATATTCCGTTAGAAAAGTTTGCCGAGTTATTAATTAGGGGTTGTGCATCCCGGGTTAATAATCTATACAAACAGGGAGGAGGAACATATGGCGAAGTTATCTTAGACTATTATAAAATACCAGTTCTTACAAAAAATAAAAAATAAAATGATTGATAAAGATTGGCTCAGAAAAATTACAGTTGCATATAAGGCATATCCATATCCAAGTAAAGAAATTGAAAGATTTATAAATTGGATGTACAAACAATACGGAATTGTAGAACCAAAAGATAAAAAATGATTAACACATTTGGACAAATGCTTCCTGGCTTAGAAATTTTAAGTCATATAAAACATAAAGATAATCGAGGAGACTTTTGCGAAGCGTGGAAGATTACTCAAGATAATATGCGCGGACCAATTCGTGACGGGTGGCCGTTCCGTCAACTGAATATAGCAACATCATCTAAAAATGTTCTGCGTGGTATGCATAGACAAAATCAGTTTAAACGTGTTATGCCGGTATATGGTAAAATATTTGATGTAGCATTAGAACCAGAATCAGGTAAATGGTTTGGTATAGAATTAGATGAAAATCACGGATTACTAATACCTCCTCAATATGCACACGGATATCTAGTAATGTCAGATGTTGCTGTAGTACAATATATTGTTGATAGACCGTATAATAAATCAGAAGAAGAAAACTTTAACTGGAACAATTACGGAATTGAATGGCCTATTCAAGGTACTCCAATTTTGTCAGCTAAGGATGCAGAATGAAAATAGGATTTAACTGTAGTAGTTTTGATCTATTACACGCAGGTCATGTGACTATGCTTAAAATGGAAAAACAGCTTTGCGATTATCTCATTGTAGCGTTGCAAATTGATCCAACAATTGATCGCCCAGGAGTTAAAAATAAACCTGTGCAAAGCTCATACGAACGCTATGTTCAATTACAGGCATGTAAATACGTTGACGAAATATTAATCTACGAAACAGAGTTTGATTTGTTGCAGTTATTAATGACGCAACATATAGATATTCGATTCCTCAGTGAAGAATATTTAAATAGAGACTTTACAGGAAAACAATGGTGCATCGATAATGGAATTGAAATACATTATCATAAGAGACAACATGTGTATTCTTCTAGTGAATTGCGTTCAAGAGTAGCAAAATTAGAAGCTGATAAAAATGGAGACACTGCTAGTTCGGTACCACAATATTCGCCAGTGCTAATTAAAAAAGGATAGTACTATGGAAGATTTTATTAGGACATGGCCTGGACATGTAAGTCCAAAGGATTGTCAGGCAACAATTAGAGCGTTTGAAGAAATTATTAATAATCCCGAGTTAAAAGAACATGTACATAATAATGATGTACAGTTCTCTAATTCAAATCTAGGACGAAAAGATCTTGCTATCTTTTTAGAAAATCCAGCATTAGGGCAAATTGAGCTGGCCAATAAATATCTATATTATATTCACGATTGCTTAATGGAATATATTCACGAATTTGGTCAGCTCAAAGATGTAGCAATGAGCAATCACCATTGTCTTAAAATGCAAAGAACATTACCAATGGGCGGGTACCACGTTTGGCATTACGAAAATGGAGATCTTCCAAGACATTTTAATCGAGAATTAACATGGATGATCTATCTAAATGACATGCCCGAAGGAGAAGGCGAAACTGAGTTTCTTTACCAAAAGAAACGTATTCGCCCGACACAAGGAACCGTAGTAATTTGGCCAGCAGGAATGACGCATCCACATCGTGGGCTCACAGTTTATACTCAACCAAAATATATCTTAACCGGTTGGTATTGTAAGACTCGAACAGAAAACTAATTGACAACTTAGACAAAATAGTGTAAAATAGTAGCATGTCTACATTTACTATTGCTCCTTCTAACGCCAATCCTGTAATCTCTGTAACTTCACCGCCAGAAAATAACATTGTATTCCATTCTGGTAAAACTGAAACTTTAAAAGTTACCGAGGATGGATTTTATGTTAGAGGAGTAAAGGTTCCTGTAGATGACAAAGAAGCGGCCGCTGTCTACAAGGCCTTCAAAGAGTTTTTAGTTTATCACGCTTTAACAAGGAATCAAATATGAGCAATTTTCGAGATTGGTATGTTCGCAACCAGGATGCAATCACATGGTTTATTATTGGAGTATGTTTTATGTCAGGGATAGGTTCGTTAGCTTCGGGTAATTATACCGGAGCCGCAATCAACTTTGGTATTGCTTTTCTAAATTACATGCTCTCTAATGTTCGTCTACGATGACACAGTGGACTGTTACTATTGAAGAAGATCCTGAAACAGGAGATCTTATTTTGCCTTTGCCTGAAGATATGCTACAATTACAAGGGTGGGGCGAAGGTGACACATTAGAATGGATTGACAACAAGGATGGCACTTGGTCCATCCAGAAAGTTCAAGATGGGCGATGACAAAGTCTTTTATGGTACTATATTGGCCCTGTTTGCCCTAATGGTTGGGCACCCAGGTTACGCTTTGATTATTTTCTTTTTAAGTATTATATGACTAAAAAAATTGGTTTTGCCTGTAAGTGGATTGACCACGCCGGACAAGTTGACGGCATCAAGCCCGCAGATGATGCTAAACAATACAATACCGGCAGCACCACTGTTGCATGGTTAAATAGACAGAGCAAAGAAGTTGCAGAACAAAAGCTATGGGACCTAATGGAGGGTAACATAGAATCTGTTCGCAAGCTCGTTGAACGTGTAGGAGCACTTGATGAAAATCTTAGAATGGTACGACTCGGTAGCGATATATTGCCTGTGTACACTCAGTCAGATTGGAGCTGGTTTTGGCGGCTTTCCGATACACGAGCCTAT